AGAAGAACCTTTAACAGAAGGAGATGATTCTGGTGGCGGAGAAGCTGCTCAAAATAAAACTAATAAAACAGAAGAAGAATTAGACGAAGGAAGTATATCGAAACTAATGGATATGGAAACCAAGACTATGAGACAATTTATGCCAGCATTAAGAAAAGCTATAGACCCTAGAATGTACATATATCCCAGAACTAATGAGCATGAACAATACAGTAGATTATGTGCGGCTGTAGACAACCGACAACCAATGATTTTAACACCTGACCAATGGTTACATTTTGAAAGAACTAATCCAGATTCCTTTAATTCACCAGAGAATATTTATTTAAGATGGGGTTCAGACAAGTTTAATATGAATTATTATATTTGTCCTAGAATATTTTGTTTTAACAAAAGGTGTATGATGCCATTAACTATTGAACAATTATTAGAAAGTGATGGTAAATGCTTTAATTGCCAAAGTGGAATAATTTTAGATAATACAATAACATCTACATCAACTGTATTCGTAAGGAGAGGTCAAAAGAAAAAATATTGGGCTGAAACTGGAAAACGAGCAAATGCTGATATAGTTCGATTAAAAAAGAAATATCCTGATAAATGGGCATTATATTTATCCGATACTGAAAAATTTGGTATTCCAGGATTTATTGACCCTAAGTCACATCCTGAAAATTTATGTATGCCCTGCTGTTATTCTAGTAATGAACCTACCAATATTTTTAATAATACTGATAAGTGTGTAGAACATAATGTAGATTATTACATCGTAATAAGTACTACTAAAAAAGCAGAAGTGGAGTCATTTATAAAAACATTAAGGGCGGATTCGATAATAACTATTAGAAACAGTAGTGATGTAATAGATTATACTCTTAAAACAGGTGACCAAATATTAATAAGTGCTGGAAAGAAGTATTCCGGAGTATTTAAAATAAATGAAACCGATAGCGAACAAGTAAAAACATTTACTGACCGTGAGATAAGTAGAGAGTTTCCTAATATGACTTTTAATATTTTAATAGACTCCAGTAATGGATATAGAAGGGTTAAACTAACTACAAAAATGGAGATTAATGAGGAAAAATCATTAACAGATGACTCTGATTATATAATAAATTGGAACCGTCGTCCTATTGGTCATCTTCGTAAGGGAAAACTACCTGAGATTTTAAACACTCTTTTTGCTAACAACTTAGAGAAAGATATAAAAAAGGGAAGGTTAGAGGAAGGTGCTAGAAGAGTAGTCCTTCGTGAAGGAACAGCGAACAACAGTAAAAATTCTTTCATATCTGCCATAGGACATACTACTTTAACTTCTCCTAGAGTGGATTTATCTAAATTACTTGAAATTTATATTAGAGATTTAACATTAACTGAATTTTTAGATGCCAATGATGGAGACTTAGTATTACAATTTGCTCCTAATTTAGACGATGAAGACTTCTCTAATTATTTAGTTACAGAGAATTACGATGAATTTATAAACTTTTTGAAATTAAATAGAGATTTACTAAAATATAACCCAAGTGAAATAACCAGTAAGACAAAACTTAAGGAATTAGTAGAAACTGATAGACAAACTAGGTATAATTTTATATTATTTCACTCATTTGAATTCTTTAAGAAATATTTAGGAGACCAGAATATTTATAAAGATTATAAAATTCTATGGAATATGTTTTCCAAGAAGATGCCTTATAAATATTTAAGTGACACCGATGAGATAGAATACAAGAGAGGTAACAATATTCTTATTTTAGAATATTCGAGAGATGCTAAAACTAATAACGAAAGGGTAAAGTTATTAACGCCACTTTATAGAGGGACAATCATAGACACACCAGAGGCTTTCTATACAGTTTTATTCAAATTTACTGATACATTCACTGGTGATGAATATTTTGAAACTCTTTATGTTGATGAATACCTTAGCAAAAATAAATTGAATTCTAAGACTTTATCTAACATACCAGAATTTCTTCATAAATTAATTAGAGAACTTACTATAAAATGTATAGAATTTGAAAATCCATCACTTGAAGGACCTCCCGAACAAGCATTGATTATGGGAAAAAGTATTAAAGATCATAGAGCCAAGTATATTGAGACTGAGAAATTATTAAAATCACAATTAGGCGAACCTAGTATGAGAGTTTATGAAGACCACGAATTAGAAGAATTTATAAATGACTTTTTCTCTAGAAATAGAAATATTTTTGCCAGTGTTAAATATACCTATCCATTAACACTTGAGATGTATCCTGATGAAAGTATGGAAGAGGAATATAAGGAGACTCCTGGGGGGATACCAGAACCAGAACCAGAACCAGAACCAGAACCTCCTGTTCGAAGAAAAGTTAAAAAGAAAACCAAGAAACGTGAACAACATGTAGAAGTAGAAGATAATTCTATTATTCCTGCTGAATTTACGGGGCCTCACCGAGACTATTTCTTAAAAGGTTCTATGAATAAGGTTATTAAGAATAGTAAAAAATTAAAACCTGTTATAGACCAATGCGCGGAAACACCTGAATGTTTAGGAGTGACAAAAACTGGCACAGAATGGAGTGCTAGAACATCTAATGTATTAAAACCCAATGAAGGAGATGTATCATACGTTAAAGGAAAACCTTTGCGTTCTGTTGCTAAAAAACCTAGAAAAACAGTGGTTAAGGCACCTGAACCTGAATCACCAGTAAATACAAATGCTGGATTTTTAAATTTAAAAACACTTAAGAAAAAATCAAAAAAAACTAGTGGAAATAATAGTAGTTTAAAAAAAACAGTAAAATTAGCAGTTGATAAAGCAAGTGGTTTTGATGGACCAAAAGAAGGTAAATATTTGGAAGGACCTATTAAAGGTGATACAACAGGTTTAATAGAACAAAAAATGAAGCAATGTTTAGCAACACCCGAATGCGGTGGTATAACATCTACAAGACCTTGGAAAGAGGGGAAAAAATTCAAAATGAGAACTGGGACAAAATTAGAAGACTCTGAAAAGGGTGAAATATCATATGTAAAAAAAAATTAATTCTTATATTATAATATCTATTATGGCTGGAGGATTGTTTGGGAGACCTTTTGTTTTAAATATTAAATGTATAGTATTCTCATTACTGATAATGACTATATTCTTGTATAAACCAAATATTACAAATAATTATGTAATGGCTGCTGTATTGCTAGGGATATTTGTTGTAGCATACGTAGCCATGGCTTGGTATGATTACTATTATGACTGTCGTATTCTTCCATTGAAACGTGGCGAAAAATCGGTGACTGGATTACTAAAACCACCTACTCATATGCCAGAACAAACAGAAAAAGCAATTCCTAAACGCGGATTAAGTCGCCACGCATTAATGGTATATTTGTCACATATTATATTCATTGTTCCACTATTAATTTATATAGCAGTTTATAGAAAAAAAATAAATCCTATTACTTATCCTTTAATAGGAGCACTGGCATTATTTACTCTAGCTTATCATGGATTTGAATTAATGAGTGGAGTCCATTAAATTTATTGGTTTCTCTGCTCTTTTTTCTGTTCTTTTTTCTGAGCTTTTTTCTGAGCTTTTTTCTGAGCTTTTTTCTGAGCTTTTTTCTGCTCTTTTTCCTGTTCTTTTTCATCTTTTTCCTGTTCTTTTTCATCTTTTTCCTGTTCTTTTTCAGCTTTTTCTTTTCTTGCTTCATCCGTCAATTCACACTGTTGATCCAATTGTTCTTTAATACTTGGTCTTTTAATGCCAGGAATTTTACTTGCTGTTTTAGATAATATTCTTCTGATTGTTCCATTTGCGTTCACTTCCAAACCTTCCGTCTTTATAGTATCAAGAATTTCGTCATATCTTGATATAATGTCGGCAAAACCTTGAGCACAACCTTGGAGCTCTGTTATATTATTTAATTGTTCTTTATTTTTACAGGCTTTAGCAAGATTTAATAGATTTTTCTTGGCAGATACTATATCGGTTCCTAAATGCTTCTTACATTCTTCATAATATGTGTGTTTTATATATTTCTGTTTTAACTCTCTTATTTCTTTCTTCAATGCTTTAAGTTTTTCAGCTTTAGCAGTATCCTTTACTTTTTTGGATGATTTTAATGTTCCTGTTAAATTTTCTAGTAATTCTTGAAACTCTTTCACTAATCCCATTACGCTGTTAGGAATATCAACTAGGGATTCTCTTGGTGGACAAACGCCTAAATTTAAACAAACTGATTCAGGCGCTATAATTTCGCCTACTTCATCAGTTCCTCCGCAGGCTGTTTCTTTAGAGTTACAATGCTTAACACATAAGAATTTCATTAATTCTCTTTCTTTTCTACTGCCCTCTTCTAATTTACTTTCTTCACAAGTAGTAGGCATTTGAACTAAACCACCACCATCTTTGTTCTTCCTAGACTTATATGATTTTAACCGACGAGATTTTAATGTTTTCTTTTTTTTTTGTAATACCATATTCTATAATATTCCTAGATAAAAATCTCTATATATTATATCAATGAAATCAGGTAAATCAATGAGAGGTGGAAACTGTAATAATTGTAATTGCGGAAAACGTGGAGGCGCATATGGTGGGCATTCAACACTTGCTGGTTCTCCATTAACAATGAAAGGAGGAGCTAAGAAAAGTATGAGAAAATTAAAAAGAAAACGCGGTGGTTCTAAGAAATCCATAAGAAAGCGCGTTAAACGTGGAGGAAGTTATAAATGCCCTGGATTTAAGTTAAATCTTAAAGAACAAATTTCGGGAAGATCTGTTGTCGACAGATATGAAACCTGTGACAGAACTTAATTAATTTCGTGTAATAATTATTTTTTTATTGTTTGTTATATTTAAGTATGGCAGATTTAGTCTTAACAACAGAATTAATTAAAGATTTTGATAGAATAAGAAAAAAACCGATACAAAAGGGTGGATTTGTATTTTCTCTTATAGCCTCTATCACTGAAGTTATGATGAAAGCTGTAGTTAGTATAGGAGGGTTTTTTTTCAATATTAAAGAGTGGCTTTTTAATATTCAAACCAGAAAAACTTACATTGACACAGAAACAGGAGAAGAAAAATCTAAATTTTCATTAGGATGGGTAGAAGGAGAGGGAAATGTTTGGAAGTTTTTATGGTTTTGCGTTAAAACTTCATTATATTTGGTTATTTTCGCTTTAGGCGGGTTCTGGTTTACATTATTGGGAATAGTTTATGTTTATAGTAAATTAACAGGGAAATTCAGCGAAATGCAGGGTTCTGGTTCCAATGAAAATTAATTTCTGTATTTATTTTAATATGGTATTAACACCTCAAGAAGTTTTTAAAAATTCAACTGACCATAGTGTTTTAATTATTGATAATTTTCGTGAAGAAGTAGCATTTTGGAATGGTAGTATATTAAGTCCTGTAAGTGAATTAGACTTAAAAAGAGTGTTTTCATTGTTAAAATCACAGAGTCAACAGGTTTGTAGAGGACTTATTGGAAAACAATATGTCCATGATAAATTTGATAATATTGATGAATCTAGTTTATTAATCTTAGTTTTTGATAACTCTAGAGTTATTGATTTAAGAAATGTAAAAAAATCTTTGCCACAATTACGTGGATTTACTGCGTGTAAAGTAAACCAGTCAAGGGTAACAATAGATTTAGTGTGTGGTAGTAAAACATCCCCAAGATTAGGGTCAAAATTAATTCGGTACATCTTAAAATACGCCAAAAAATATAAGAAGTTAAATGTTCATTTAGAAGCTGCAACAATTGAATTAGCTTGTAAATTCTATCCTAAATTTGGTTTTAAATTTACAAAAAAAGAAAAAAAACACGAGGAAAGATGTAAATCGGATGGAACAGTTGATTTATCAGGAGTAGTTGACTCAAAAATGTATAAAATGTTAAGAACAATAAAACAAAATACAATGTCACAAAGTCAAAGAAGTAGGTCTGTAGCAAGTAGAACAAGAGCTGCTAACACAAGAAGGAGAGCACGTGAATATAGAACTCCCGGAACCAGAAGGTCAAAAAGGAAAACCAGAGGTAAAACAACAAGATACTTTGGATATGAAACTAGGTTACCTCATATGAGAAGGAATTCTAGTAGTAGTAATTCAAGACTTTCAAATATTTCTGAGTAAAATTACTTAAAATACTATTGCCAGTATTATTATATGTTTATTAGACCAGTTTTTATTTCCGCAAATCTCTTCTGGGGATTTCAAAGATACATAGACCTTACAAAATACACTACAATAGAACAAGTAATACAATTTATAATAGGTGAATTACGTGAATTTTTAGTTCGTGAAAACCTACAAAGTCTAATAGAAAAATTAGATGACCGTATAAGAACAGACGGTTTTCATATTGAAAATATATCAAATTATAAATCATTAATAATTAATACTAGCGAACCTATTTACGTTTGTTCTCATTAATTAATTGGAACCAAATACATTTTCTCCACAGTAATAGAGATATAAGAACCCATCTTCATCTTTATTATTAGAATATAATTCGCGTAACGAACTGGTAGAAGATGGCATAGTGCTACTACTAGTAAAAAAGAAGAATGCTTCTGTCTCTGATAATTCAATTCTCTTTCTAATTATAACAGAAAATTGCGCTAAGGTAATGTCTTCTGGAGCTAAGTATTTACACTTGTCAATTACATTTAAGGTGCTTTTATCATCCTTCGATACAATAATAGGGATTTTATCGGCATATTTGGCAAGTATTCTCTTTGACTCTGCTTTTCTTTTTTCAAGACTATGCTTTTTCTTAAATGAGCAAGTTAAATTCATTTATATTATATACAAATAAATTGTTCTTAGACTTTAAAAAAAAATAAATAATAATGATAAATGAGTTATCTTACAGTATTTTCTATGGGAGTTGTTTTTGGTGTCTATTTAGAGCAAAACTATAAATTGCCACCAGTTTCCTCAGTAATAGAAAAAGGAAAGGATTATCTTAAAAGTATAGAAAAAAAATAATATTTATAATAAGTATCATGGATTATAGACTTGTATTTCTAATAGGAAGAGGTTCTTTCGGTGAAATATACCTTGGAGAGAAAAAGGGCGAGGCACCTACTGCTGTAAAAATAGTAAATTTAGATAAAATGTCAGATGAGTATTCATTGTTACTTACTGAAATCCAAATTTTAACTAAAAATAAATGTAAGTATCTACTACAATGTAAAAAAGTGGAAATTTCAAATGATGCTAGAAACAACAACAATTTGTTATACATTACAATGCCATACTTTAAGAATGGAGATTTAGAGAGTGAAATTAATAGAAGGAAAAAATCTAGAAGTCTCTATTATCAGGATACTATTGTTAGATATATTCATCAAATAATATTAGGTGTTGATTACCTTCATAATAACAACATTATTCATAGAGACTTGAAACCTAGCAATATTCTTGTAACGGATAAATATAATCTTAAAATATGCGATTTTAATACATCTAAGATATTGGAAGCTCCTAAGTTTCAAGATAAACGGCTTCATACACAAATAGGAACACCATTTTATATGAGTCCAGAGTGTGTTGATAACAGAAAATACAATTTCAAAACAGATATATGGAGTATTGGTTGTATTCTCTACGAATTAATGGAGTTAAATATAGCGTTTAATTGTAATCACATTGGAAGATTATTAATTAAAATACATGGTGGAAAATTCAATAAATTTAAGAAATCACAGTGCTATGCGAGTGAGTTAAGAGATATAGTTTGCTCTTGTATAAATATTAGTGAAAATATAAGACCTAATACTGCCGAATTAATAAAAAATCCAATATTTGCTAATTCCCCATTTAAACCATATAATAACAAGACTGAATTAGAAATAAATACACTTCAAAGTTCAATAATTCCAAAATCTCCTATTGATTTCAAAGAAGTTATAGGAAAATATTATAGACAATTGCGAAAAACCTCTAGTAATGTAGACATTTCGATTGATTCTACTAAAAGTTTAGTTATTTCCCAGATGAAAATAGGAAATAGTGGCGAAACTTAAAGATATTTTTATATAATATTACAATGAGTGCCTCAACATCATTGTCTGATTTGTTTTATTTACAGATTCCATGTAATGGTGACACAGACCAAGAAATGGAAAAAACTGTTAAGTTTGCTAGTAAATTAAAAAAAATGCGACTTCATCCAGTATTGAGGAAATTAGATCGAGACATGGCTGGTCATTTTACAATTGTTGTCTATAGAACATTTAAAATTACTAGACTTCATCTGTTTTTGAAAGAAATAGTATCTGTTGATGTAAATACTAAGGAAGTAGAATATACTGATAAATATAAATACATATCTACAATATCTTTAGCTGATTCGGTAGAGATACCTGACATTTATTATTACAAGTCGTCCAACATAAAACCTAATATAGTAAAATTCAAGGATAGTGTAGAACACGAACGCAATCCAGCAGGAAAATTAATCCTAAATTTAGAGTTTTTCTTTGAACATTACTTTCTAAATGCTGGAGATGTAGAAATGGCAAGTAGTTTATTTGACGATTATGTATCACTAGGAAATATTGACAGTTGTATCTCCGATATGTTTAGTGGTTTATGGTTTTCAAGTAATGACATCAGGTGGCAAATAAGTCTATTAGGATTAGTCCATAGTTATTACAGTAATCTAGGGACACATATACCTTTTTTGAAAACACCAGAGTATAAATTTGGTAATAAGTTAAATTTTTATACTAATAAGTTGAACTTTAAGAATAAGATAGAAATGGCGTATTTTAATACATTAGAAGTTAGTTGTGATAATTGTGACTCTAAAGCACCTAATTTCTTTTATCATAATTCAATCTGTGGAGATTTATGTCAACAGTGTTATAGTGAAAAATGTGAGGTAGAGAAAAAGAGAAAGGGATATCTAAAATATTTAATGTTATTACCAGGTAAGCGCGTGATTTTTAATCGCGATGTATCAAAATTAAGAGATAAATTATCAAAAATTAAACTACCAAAAATAAAATTGGGTAGAAAGTTGGAACTTTATCGTAATGTAGTTTCCAATGTATCACAAGACAATGACTTAACAAAAAGCAGTTGTCCTATATGTATGGATTATTTCGTCAAATCACAAGAAATTCGTGATATCTCTAGTGGATTGTGTGGTCATTGTTTCCACACTAATTGTATTAAATCTACTGGTTCAAGCAAATGTCCTGTTTGTAGAAAAGTTACTATTTTTACTCCATTATACTTGGCATTATAATTCGTTTTCATTCGTAATCACTAGCTTCAGCAGATTTAATAAGCTGTTCTAAAAGACTATATATAGTCATGGGTCCTACACCTCCTGGTACGGGGGTAATTAATGATGCTTTTTCACTACATTCTGGGAAATTACAATCACCATATATCTTTCTTTTTCCTGTTTTTTCATCAACTTCTACATTGATTCCAATATCTATAATTACCGCACCTGGCTTAACGCTTTCTCCACGAATTAGTTCTCTCTTTCCACATCCTACTATTATTATGTCACGGTTACGAAGACGCTCACATAGATTTGTTGTATAAATTTGTGAAATTTCTACTGTAGCGCCTAACTTACTTAGTATTATACTAGCAGGTAGTCCTATTAAAGAACTATTTCCTACTACAGCTACATTTTTACCAACAAGGTCTATTTCACGGTCTGCTAAGAAATGGAGAATACCATATATAGTAGATGAAACCGAATAATTAAGATTCCAAAGGTCGTTTATCTCAATGGGTTCGGTAATTAATTTACCGAGTGAGGCACTGGTTAATCCATCAACATCTTTAGACACATTTATAGTATCCACAATTTTACGAGTATCATTTCTAATACTTTCTGGCAATGGTAATTGAACCATAATACCATGGACTAAATTGTCACTATTAAAAGAGGATATTCTATTAATTACTTCTTGTGATTCAATAGTTTCGAGTAATTGGACAATTTCACATAGAATTCCTAAACTAGCACATCGTTTAGCCTTCATTTGAGTATAGACAATAGAGTCTTGTCTCGCTCCAATTAAAATTATTTTCAAACAGGGTGTAATTCCGCGGGATACTAGAGATTGAATCCGAGGAACTAATGTTTTATATAATCTACCACTTAATTCACGACCATCTAATATATTAGACATAGTTTTAAGATAAACTTTTGATGTTTCTTTAGGTTTATTAAGTCTTAAAATACTATATTATTGGAAATAATTTAAAAGGGTTCTATAAATTAGATTTATATCTAATGTCAGCTAACGATAAATCAGTTTGCTTTAACACTGGTGAGTTTTACAAATATTATGCGCAAATACCAGATTATTTAATGGAATCAAGTAATGGTGGTAAAGATAGTAATGAATTTATTGATTTTTGTATGAATCAGCGTGTTAATGGTGAGACTTATGACACCCACTCACTTCATAGTGTTCAATATTATTCACCTATTGACGAAAACAAACCGGAACATAATGGCGCTATGCGAGCAACTAATGTAATTGAATTATTTGAAAGCACTCATAATGGAAGGAGTTATCATTTTGTATTTGGAGATCCAATAATGTATAATTTCTATAATATTGAAAATAAAGAAAAATGTGAGCCGGTGCTCTTGGCAACTAATTCTTATTGCGTTTTCTCGAAGTCCTTCTTTGATAAACACGATTTTGAGGTCGTCGAACTAATTTAGTTTTGTTACTACGGCGTTTCTTTTTAGTTCTACGCGCACCACCTGACTGATGGGGTTTAGAGTGAGGTTGAGCGTCATTTTCATTATTTTCAAATCCAAGAAATTCTCCATTTCCATTTCCATTTTCATTTCCATTTCCATTTAATCCAGAAAATCCAGAAAATTCATCATTTCCATTTCCTTTTCCTTTTCCATTTTCATTTCCATTTCCATTTCCATTTCCATTTTCATTTTCATTTCCATTTTCATTTCCATTTCCATTTTCATTTCCATTTTCATTTTCTTTTCCTTTTATTCCAAATCCTGAAAATTCAT